TCAGGCCTCTTCCAGATCGCGATCGCTGCCCCGCAACCATACGACCTGCGAGGCGTGGTGGTTCTCCGGCGCACCCAGGGACGGCTCCGTGTCGCCGCCGTCCTCAAGGTCCGGATCTTCGTCCATGTCGTCGAGTGCGGCCACAAGGTGATCCACGGCATCAAGAGCCAGGGCGAGCGCGCCCTCGATGCGGGTTCGGGTGTCGGGGAGAGCCGGCCGGACGCGGCGCCGGAACGGGATGATGTTGCCCACGGTCAGGCTCCCCAGGTCGCGTTGATCTCGGCGATGAGTTCCGGGTGCTCGGCGACGCCGCCGGTGACCACCGTGTGCCAGAGCAGCGTGTTCGCCCGCTCCTCGGCCTCGTCGTCATCGGCGGGCGGCCGGCGCCTCATCTCCTCGGCGATCGCCGAAGTGAATTGCCCCAGCCGATCCGCCTCCCGGTTGATGATCTTGCCCGCGGGAGTCCGGTAGGTGTTCGGGGCCTCCCAGAAGCACGGGGCGTTCTCGGCGCTGCCCATGACCTCCTCGACGCGCACGACCACGGGATACAGGCGGGCGAGCTCGACGATCGAGAGTTGGGATAGGTCGTGCCCCGGGGCGGGAAGACGATCCTCGATCAAGTTGCCCGAAACGGGAATTCCCGTAACGGGGTCCGCGGGGGGCGATATGGGAATTCCCATATCGGGTGCGGCAGCCAGTCGGGCCGCACCCTGCTGGGTTTGGCGAAGCACGTTCCAGTCGCTCGCGAACGAGCCCTGAGGTGCAATCGGTCTGCTCGGCCCCGAGTCTTCGCTGTCGTATCGGGCCAGCAACAGCGCCTTGATCCCGTAGCCCGCGGGCGTCACGGCTGGGGTTCGAACGATCTGCTCGGCGATGCGCTTGCAGTCGTTGTACGCCTTCCAGTCGGTCGCCTCCTCTTCGACGTCGACTTCTCTTTCGGCCACCTCCACCGCATCCTCGGCCACCCAGGCGGCCATGAACTGGTCGCCGAGGGCGAACAGCGCGGCGTCCGGGTGCGGGGCGCTAAAGGTTGTCGGCACGCCGCCAGGCAGCGCGATCACCTCGCGCAGAACTACTCGGGTAAGCCTCTCGTCGTCGGTTAGCGTCCGTTCGTCGCTTGGATCATGCCCAGCGGTGTGCTCGATCAGGTCGCACAGCAGCAGGCGAGCCTTGGCTTGAACCTCCGCGATCCCGTCAGAGGGCTCGTCGATGGCGCGTCTGAAAACCAGATCATAGGCGTCGAGCGCGACGTCGAGCCCCTCGTCGTCCCCGTTCTCGGCGGGGCTGGTGGGCTGGATGGTGATCCAGTTGGCCACGGCTCGATCGCAAGCCTGGGCGAGGTCTGACCGGTGGGGCGCCTCTGGCTGCAATTCGGCAGGGGCTTGGCGTCGGATGAACCGGCCCGCAGCATCCCGGGCGCGGGCGGCGCGCTGGCGGAGGTCGTCGCCGGGCAGGGCGGCCTTGGCTGTGTTCTGCTTCGTCATGGCGGCCCCCATCACGCGACAGGCATGAAGCCGTAGGCGAAAACGCCCCCGGCGATGATGAGGGTGGCGGTGGCGAGCTCACCGGCCAGGTCGAGGAAGCGCGGGGCCCGGACGTGGGCCGTATCGGGGCGGACGGGTGCGACTAGCTCCCAGGCCTCGACGGTGCCGGGGGCGGCCTCGTCAGCCTCAAGGGCGGGACGAGGGCTGGTGTAGAGGACAGAGGTAAGCCGGCGGCTGGCCGGCTTTCGGGCGAGCGGGGGCATTGCCATAACCGGTGTGCTCCGGGGCTGAAGGCTTCGGGATGTGCGTGGGACCGCGCTTTCGCGCAGGCGTCAGGCCTCGGCCGCGTTGCTGTCGCTGGCCAGTTCTGATACTATCCGTATTAAACGAGGACGCTGGGCGGCGTCAATACCGAAAGTATCAAATGGTCATATCCACCCGTCAGGCTAAGGCCGCCCGTGCTCTCCTGGCGTGGTCGCAGGAGGACCTCGCCCGGGAATCAGGTGTGTCGATCCCGACCGTGAAGCGACTTGAGGCGGAGGACGGTCCGATCGGCGGCCGCGCTGATACGGGGGCGAAGCTGCAGTCTGCTCTCGAAGCCGCCGGCGTCATCTTCATCGAAGAGAATGGCGATGGGCCGGGGGTAAGACTAAAGAAAGCGACGTAACTGATATTGAGTGGCCCAACCCACTGGCATTAAAGTTACATGAATTGTCGATTTGAGACCTAAACATGCCCGAGGCAAAAGACACTGCAAATTTCAATGCGTCAGTCGGGCTAAAGCCGCTTAGATTGATCGCCGAAGAATTGCGGAATTCTCGTGTGCAGATCGTTCTTCCGATTGATGCTAGTACAGACGCAGCAGAAGAAGCGAAAAGTGATGAAATTTTAGTAAATCAACAACTGCAAATGCTCAGCAACCGGATCATCGAATTTGACAATGATATAAATCTGGACTCTTCGATGCTATTGCGCCATGAAATAGATAGAACGAGGATTTATTTCCATTCTAAGTTAGAACGGCCGCGAGGTAAGACCGTCGCGACCAATTATACGACTACGATTCTTCAAAATATGGATGATGCCGAATTAGCAATAGATGAGATACTTTCATCGATAAATTCTGCAAAAAATACGGGCCCACCTGAATTACCGCCCGCCAGGTCTGCACCAGTGCAGGTTGAGATAGTTGATGATATCATTCAACTGACCTTAAAACACACCCGAAGTGGATCAATTGACTATCCTTCTGCGAACAGAATACGGGAAAGTCTGAAGGAAACTTTAGATGAAATCGTTAGTGAGCTGCCTTCTTCGTCGAATGTGGACAAGCGATTCGTCAGAGCGTGCTCAACCCTGCTAGTATATCTATCTTCTCCACTGGAGATGACATCGATAGAGGCTCTCGGCCTGCAATATCAGCTCGTCGACAGAATGACGAAAAGCGTCGCCTCCGAACTGAGCAGCGTAATACTCGATGAGCTTGAGCATGTTCTTGGAAATGTCAACGTCCTATTAAATCAGTTCGAGGAGTGGCGGACTTATCTACTCGAACTGGAAAAAACCAAATTGGATACGAAGGATGGGTCGGACCTGCTCATCCAAACTCAGATCCTCATACGAGAACTAGAAAAACCTGGCGCTCCGGTCGATGCATCCGTAGTTCAGCGCCTACGCGACATGATTGAGCCTGCTATTAGCGGCCTTGTTTCTGCCGATACTATCGCAATTCCGTTAGTTTGCAGCCTAAGCAACGTATTTTCTCTGCTATCTAGCGTCGCAATAGATTATTATCAAAGTCTTAGCGCAGGTCAGGCGCATGTAATCGCTTTCGGGGCTTCAGCAATTTTGATCAGGTTTTCAGTCGATATGATCGAAACCTTTTTTCCAATTTTGTCTAAATTCCATCCGCTGAAGTTTTTGATAAGCGTCGCAAATTATCTGTCAAAACTGTATTCGCAGGGCAAGGACGCATCCTCGTAGCGTGTCAGCTAGTCGCTAGAATGACCGCGCCGACTGCCAAGCGACCAGCGCAAGATGATCAATGCGCACCTTGTTTCACATTTTCGTTGCACTGTGTTGCCAGCGCCATCAGCTCCCGGGATCGAGCCAGGAAGCCGCCAAGCGCTCCGCGGGCGTAGGACTCGATGAGCTGCGACTTGGTCTGGAACCGAAACATGCCGGCCAACCGCTCTTCAAGCTCGGCGCGGAACGGCGCCGCGATCGCCTCCACCCGGGCTTCCGACATGTCGGGCACGATCATCTCCGAGCCATGGATCGCCACCAGGCGGTCGACGCACAGGCTGCCCCAGGCGTAGCCCTCCGAGCGGTAGCGGCGGACAGCGGCGCTCATCAGCCGTACCGCCTCCGCGCCATGTCCATGCGGGACAGGAGCGTCCGGTTGGATTCCCGATCGTAGGACTCCAGCGTCGCCGTGAGCTGCGCAGGCGTCACGCCGCTCGCCGGGGTGATGTTGTAGGTCGGTGCATGGGTGTAGGCCACCGGCGCGCCGGCAGATGCAGCTGCCGCTTCTGGAGCCGCTGGCATAGCGGGCAGGCCGCCCAGATCCGGCATGGTCGGCGCCACCGGGCCGCCGTCCGCGAACTTGGGCATGTCGCCTCGGTTGATGGCGTGCAGCAGCCCCATGTTCGCCGAGGCCGACCGGGCGTTCACGACGAACTCGCCGGGCGAGAGGCGGGCCAGCACGCGATCCTCGCGCGGGCCGCCGGGGCCGGAGATCAGGCCACCATCCGCGTGGCCGAAGATGCTGGACAGGATCCCGCCGCCGACCTTGTCCGAGAACAGGCTGCCGATCGCCTTGTCCAGCACGCTGTTCATGAGCCTGCCGCCGATCTGGTCGAGGGCGCCACCGAAGGCCTGCGCGGCGTTCTTGCCGTGGAGGAGATCCGCGGCGAACCCCTGGGTGGCGCTGGTCAGAGACTGGCGAGCCTCGGTGAGCTGTGCGTTCTCGGTCGCCTGGCCAATGTAGGCCTTCGAAGCGTCCGTGGACGTGTCGCCGAAGTAGGACCGCGCCGAGGCGTAGACCCGCTGCTCCGAGGCGCTCCGGCCCAACTGCTCACGATCGAACGCCAGGGCTGCGCCGGCCTGCGTGCCGGTGAGGGCCCGCGTGGCCGCAGCCATGCCCTCGGCGTTCTTCTGCAACTCGGCCCGGTACTGCGGGGTGATCTCGACGCCCTGCGCCATGGCCTGGTTAAGCGCCTGCTGGAAACGGGTCGCTGCGTCGAGCTTCTCGCCGTTCACGCCCAACAACTGCGAGTTGAGCGCGACCCGCTTCCGCTCTTCCTCGAGCGCGCGGTTGCGCTGATCCTGCTCCTTCGCCTGGCCGAGGGGTGACACGTCCCCGAGCTGCCCGGCCCGGCGAATCACGTCGAGGCCGTAGCCCTTGCCGGTGCCGTAGCCGTCCAGGGCCGTGACCATGTCCCCGTTGACCCACTTCAGCCGCTGGCTGAGGTAGGCGGCCGTGCCTTCGACGGCGGTGCCCGGGTTCCTCTTGTCGAAGCCGCCCATGCCCGGCAGCTTGCGGATATCGGTCTCAGCGTCGTCTGTGATCTGGCCGAACCCGTAGGCGGTCGTCGCCGGTTGGCCGGCCTTGTTGAGCACCCGGGTCGCGCCGGTGAGCCGGAAATTGTTCTCCTTCTCGCCGATCGCAGCCAGGATCTCGGGCGGAACGGTGGGGAACTTGGCGGCGGCGGCCAGGACCTGCTGCTGAATATCGGCCGGCGCACGGGCGAAGGCGCCACCACGCTGCACCAGATCGGAGGTCGTCGCCCTCTGGGTGGAGTCGACGGACAGGTCGCGGACGCGCTGCAAGCCTTCGAGCTCGCGCGCGGCCTTCAGCTCGCGCTCCCGAGCCGCGACCAGATCCCGGGCGTCCTTCACGTCGAGGTTCGGATCGGACAGCCGCGCCGCGTAATCTGAATTGATCGCAGCCGCGCTACGCCCGTTGGGGTCGAGCCGGGCGGAGCGGGCATTCTCCTCGTAGGTGCGCTGCGCGTCCGCCACACCGCGGCCGAGCGGTGTGGCCCCGACCATACGGTTGGCGAACTCGGCCGAGCGGACCATCGCGGCTGTCGCAGAGGTGCCGTAGCGCTCGACGTCCTCCTGGGCCGACCGCACGCCCCGGGAGATGCGCTCGAAGGCCGATTCGACGTCCGCAAGGGCGCGCGTATCCAGCCCGAACTTGACCGGCTGAGAGATGGCGGCGCGTAGCCGCGTGGCCTGGTCCTGGAGGGTCTGGAGCGACTGCTGCTCCGGCATCAGCGAGCGGACCAAGCCCATCACAGCCTGCGAGCGCTGCGCGGACTGGGCCCGGTCGGATTTCTGCTTCGCCTCGTCGATCTCCTTCTGGACGTCCGCGATCTGGCTCTTGATCGTGTCGGTGTCGAAGTCGAAGGCCCCGGCGAACACGCCGCCCATGACGCCGCGGTTCCGCGCTCGGAAGTCGAGCTGACCCTGGAGGGTCGCAAGCCGCTCCTCTGCGGCGCCGCCACCGAAGCCCTTGTCGATGAACGAACCGATGCCCTGGATCTCGTTCGAGGTGTTCGTCGTGAACTGCTGCCACTGGCGCCCGAAGAACCCGAGCTTGGAGTCGGCGTTCTCCACCGCCGCGCTGAGCGCCTTGAACAGGACCTGCTGCGCTCCGAGGCGATCGCCCTGGGCGTCGAGGCGCCGGATGGATTCCTCGGTCGAGGCGTCGAGCAGGCCGAGCTGGGCGTTCAGCGTCTGCGCGCCCTTCACCGGATCCGAGAACGCCGCCGCGAGGGCCGCAGTGGCCGCCGTCGCATCCTGGCCGGTGGTGAAGGCGTAATCCTTCGTCACCCGGGTGAGGTCGCCGTACATCTCGCCGGTGATGCGCCCGGTGGCGGCGAAGGCGGCGGCAGTCTCCCGCGCGCTGGCTACGCTGATCCCGCCGGATGCCGCGGCCGCCTTGGCCGCTTCGTTGATCGAGCCGACCGTGGCGCCGCTGGCGCGCCCGACGCCGTACAGCGCCTTCTCTGTCGCTTCCTGGCCTGCGCGGTAGGACATCAGGGCGGCAGCCCCGGTCGCCAGCACCGCGCCCCCGGCGCCGATCGCACCGCTCACCAGGCCCACGCGGGACGCCAGGCCGCCCGCGGCGGTGGCCGCCTGCTCAAAGATGCCCTTAAGTCCGCCGTTGGCACCCTGGGCGATCTGAGCAAGCTGCCCGCCCTGGGTAGCCATGATCTGGAAGGCCGAGGCGCCGGAGAGCGCCATCGTTGCCACGTCGTTGATCTGGTAGCTCAGGTTCCGCAGTTCGTTCGCGGACAGGCCCATGGCCCGGGCATTCTCGTTCGCTGCCCGGGTGTGCTTGTCCATGCCAACCGCGGCCATGGTCGCAGCGGCGGCGGCCGACTGGAGCGCGGGGACGCTCTTGCCGGAGGTGGCCGCCAGCGTGTCCGACGCCTGCCCCGCGCCGCGAGCGGACTGGGCGAACCGGTCCAGGGCAGTCGTGGCATCGACGGCCGGACGGCTATCGATTTCGAGGCTGAGCGTTGCGAGGTCGGCCATCATGCCCTCCGGGGCTGCGGGTCAGGCGGGCGCTTCAGGCAGCGCGGCCGTGGGGCGCGGGGCCGCCAGGCGCGGCCTGCGACACCGCCCATTCGCCGTGCACGTTCTTGCCGACGCGGGAGCGGCCGGCGACCAGGTTGTGCGCGCGGAGCACCGCCACATCGAGTTCGCGCAGGGCGCGGGTCAGCTTCGCCTTCTCGGCCGCCTGGGGGGCATAGAAGCGCTCGGCGATCGCGTTGCGGATCTCGCCCACCTCCGTCTCGCTCAAGCCGGCGAGGTAGGCCGCATCGCCGGACACGGCGCCGGCGAACCCGGCCCTGGTGATGTTGGCGTGGATGAAGCGCATCCGCTCGGCCGGAGCCATGGCGCGCAGGGCCGCGCGGATCTCCCCGGCCTGGGCGATGGCGGCCGGCTCCTCCGGGGGCTTGGCGTGGTCCTGCATCTCGGCGTCCAGCTTCGCCAAGCGCGCCGCGACGCCCTGGCGGGCCACGTCGAGAGCGGGGCACTCGTCGACGCGCCGGATGGTCTCCAGGCCGATATCGGAGAGCTGCCGGGTCCGGCCCACCTCGGACAGGTCGCGGTTGCCCTCGACAGTCTGAAGCTTGGGCTCGGCGCCGGTGACGACCTCGCGGACGTGCCGCACCGCCTTGTGCATCAGGCGCCAGTGGTCGGCATATTCGGGCTGGCCCTCGGCCGGCCAGATGACGCTTTCGCCGCCGATCAGATTGACGAGGTCCGGGTCAAAATTCGCCATGGGGGTGCTCTCCTCAGTACATCCCGACCGTCGTGCCGGTCGTCATGGGGCGGGGTTCGTAGGTGCAGGCGTACCGGCTGGCGTCTGCACCGTGGTCGGGGCCGCGGCTGTCGACGTCGTCGGACTTGCGGGGGTCGCGGGCGAGGCTCGGAACGGTCTGCCACCAGTATTCGCAGCGGCGGGACACGTAGAGGCCGGGCCTGTCGGGCATGCCGGCTTGCAGGAGCAGCAGGCGCATCTTCTCCCAGCCGGACACGCGGAGCCCCTTTTTCGCGGAGCTGAAGCTGACGCCGTGCACCCGGAACTCGGCCGCGATCGTCCCAGCCTCGCCGCCGGTCCGGCCGAAGATCGCGTCATCCGCGATGCCGTCGGGGTGGATCTTCCAGGCTGCGGCCAGGTCTTTGATGCGCTCCGCCAGAACCGGGACCGTGTAGCCCATGCCCCGCTCGATCGAGCCCGGCTCGTTCGTGGCCAGCTCGTCCAGCAGCAGGATCGAGTTGCGCGGGTAGAATCGGCCATCGGGGCCGCGGGCGCCGGGTGAGCGGGCGGTCACGTAGGTCACGGACGGGGCCGAGACGCCGTAATCGTGCGCCAGGAACGGAGCGGCCCACCCCGATGGCAGCCGGCCGGGCGCCCAGGGCTCGATCATCACCCGGCGCTCGTCCAGCACGGCCGAGAAATACGCGCCGCGCGCCACCGTCCAGTCGCCGACCTTCCAGGCACGCCCGAGCTCGGGATCCGTCGCGGTCGCGGCATCGAGCTGCCGGGCGTAGGAGGTCTGGTCGAGGTTCGGGTTGTCCTCGAAGGTCGAGGGGCAGTTCACGAAGGTGCGCCCGGTCGTTTCCTCGACGTAGGGCACCCAGGGCGCGGCCTTGAACATGTGCCGCCGGCAGAGCCAGCCGTGGCCCGGGCCGCCGGGGTTCGCCGCCATGATGAAGCGCGGGACGACCGGCAGCGGGGCGCGCAGACACGACCGCAGCAGGTCGAGCATGGCGGGGGTCGGGTACTGCCCGGCCTCATCCACGCCGATCAGCGTGAACGACTTGCCCTGGTACTTCGCGAAGTCGGTGTCGGTCTCGTACTGGTCGAGCTGCAGCGTGGCACCGCTCGGGAATCGCCACAGGTGCGACGAGGCGTTGTAGGTGGCCGCCGTGCCGTAGGCCATGCCGAACACGATCCGGCACGTCGCCTCGAAGTCCTGCATGCCGGAGAAGTTGCGCCGGACGAACAGCATCCGGGCGAGCGCCCCGTGCGTCTCCGCGTGGCGCAGGTACAGCAGCGCCATGGCGAAGCTCTTGCCGCCGCCGCGACCGCCACCGAGCATCAGATCGCAGTCGTCCGGGTACAGCAGGACGTGCTGTTGGAACGGCGTCAGGTCGAGGCGGGGACGGGCCAGGGCGGCAGCGGCGCTCACGCGGCGGCCTCCGCAGCCGCCTTCGCGGTCTCGGCGCGCTGGCAGGCCACCTCAAGCGCCTGGATGCGGGCCAGGTACTCGCCAAGCGGCATGCCGAGGATCGCCACGCACAGCAGCGGCTCGGCGCCATACAGATCCAGGGCCTGGTCCCGCAGAACGGGCAGGTAGGGCAGCCACCGCCCCGCGTTGTCGTGCATTCCTGCCGGGCGCACGTTCATGGCTACCGGCCACCCGGGCGGTTGTAGACGGCGGCCATGTCGGCCTGCCAGCCGGGCTTGCGCTGATCCTGGGACTGCGCCTCGATCAGGGCTGCCCGGTCGGCGTCCCGCTGCGCGAGCGCCGAGGTGTAGGCATTGCTCGCGTCGGTGACGCTGGGATAGCCGCCGAAGGGCCGGGGGCCATCCGAGCGCGACAGGGTGCGGGCCCGGTCGAGGTTGGCGGCGGCGGTCTCGAATGCGGCCTGGGACGCTCGCAGCGCGTCCTCCGCGGCCTGTAGGGTGAGGGCCATGGTTCCTCTCAGCGGTGCGTGAGCGAGGGGTGGGGGAGCGTCAGCGAGGGCGGCATAAGCGACTGGAGCTGATCGAGGCTCACCTGAGCGGGCATGATGATCTGGACGCCGGCTGTGGCGGAGGCGCCGGGCGGTTCGCCCTGCTCGCGGTAGCCATGGCGGGTCTTCCAGAGGATCTCGGCCGCGCGGAGCTGGCGGGGCTGCTCGGCCCGGATCACGTTGCCGGCGGCGTCGTATTCGGCGGGGGTGCCTCGGGCGAGGCTCATTAGGATGCCGTGCAGCTCGTCGTGCTCGACGGCGCGGGCCTCCTCCATCACTTCGCGGGCCTGGGGGCTCTCATCCAGGATGCGCCTGAAGGCGTCGACCCCCATGCCAAGGGAGCGGGCCAGGCGAGGCTGAGACAGGCCCTTGGCCGCCCCCTCGCGGAGGATGTCTAGGCCGTTGGCGGGGAGCTGCTTGCGGGGACGGGCCATGAGGGTTCTGTCGCGGTCTGAACGTGCTCAGACACGACAATAACCCCCAGAAACGCAGTATCAATGCAATGCGCGCGCCGTTTTGCGGCAGTTTATCTCAGCGCGAGCGCCATCGTTATGGCTTGTTACACTTCGTTATAGCCTCAACGCCTGTGGACGGATCGTCGCGGATCAGGCGACGAGGCGAGCGAGCAGCCGCTGCACCTGCACGACCTGCCATGTCGTGCCACCCCGTGAGGTGGGGATGCCTCGGTCGGTCAGGGCCCGCGCAATGCCCGCGGCCGTCGCCACGCCGTCCGCCTGGAGCTTCGCGACGATGGGGGCAAGGTCAGCAGTCCGGGCGTCCACCTTCGCGGCCCGCGCCGCCCTGCCTGCCTCGATCACCGCCGGGGCCATGGTCTGCCCGCGATGGCCACCGAGCTTCTGGCCGCGCGCCTTGGCAGCCTGCAAGGCGGCCTTAGTGCGGGCCGAGATCATCCCTGCCTCAAGCTCAGCAACGGCCGCCATCTGGTTCAGCATGAAGCGGCCGGCCGGCCCCTCGATCTGGGGCAGGTCGCAGAACCGCACCTCCACACCGCTTTCGAGCAGGCGGGAGAGGAACGCCACCGACCGCGTCAGGCGATCGACCTTCGCCACCACCAGGGGGACGCGGTGCAACCGGGCCTCAGCAAGGGCCGCGTCGAGGGCAGGCCGGGCATTGTTGCGGCCGCTTTCCACCTCGACGTGCTCGGCGATGATCCGCCAGTTGCCCCCGTTGAGGTACCGGGTGACAGCCTCCCGTTGCGCCTCGACGCCGAGGCCGGACCGACCCTGGCGCTCGGTGCTGACCCGCAGGTAGCTGATGAAGTCGCCCTTGGCCATGACACTTACGCTCTGGTCAACGTCCGTTGTCCAGTTTGTAATTCATCGCCGACGTAAGGGCAAGAGGCGGCCAAAAAGGCGGGGCGACGCCCCGCGCGCGCGAACGGCAGGCAAACTCGGGAAACGACCGCCCTCCCAACCCGCACATCCGCTCCAACCGACCTACCAACCACCGTCACCAGGATCGGCGTTCAGATCGATCGGCAGGGCTGCAGAACGTCGATCAGTCTCCAGAGCCGCCGCATCATCTGCAGCCTGCAGGGCTTCCTCCACGCGCGAACGGGTATCGGACAGCCGGCCGGCCAGGTTGGCCACGGCACGATAGCTGGCGAGCTTCGCCCGACACGCCGCGATGACCTCGGCGATCTCGGGTGTGAACTTGCTCTCCCGGCGCAGGGTCTGGCACGCGCCGACCACCACCGCGGGGGGAAAGCCCTCATCGACCAGATCGTAGACCAGCGCTTCGAGGTAGATCTCTGGATTCTGCGGACCGCGCACCCGGCTATCGAACATCACCGCCAGCGCTGCCTGTGTCGCCTGCCGATCGGGCGTGAGGGCGAGGGCGCTCCCGATGTCCTCCGACACCGCAGCCAGGTCCCCGACAGAGGGGCAAGTCGTGAGATCCCTCCGAAAATCCTCCCGGTCCCGCTGGCTCCGGCGGATCTCGTGGACGAGGTAGTCGGCGTTGATCCACCGTGTCGCCATCCGGCTGATCGCTTCGCCATGCCGCTTCACCAAGCGCTCGGGCTCCAGGTGCCGCATGAAATTGGGCAGGCCGCGAACCGGCGCCGCCGCAACAGGAACACCGCCACGATGAGCGGGAAGCCGTTCAGCCATCGGTCTGGACCTTCCTCATCAGCCAGTCTTGGGTCGCGCTGAAGCCGCCGCGGCCTGCGCTGCCGCCGCCGCCGGGATTCCGGCCTCGCACTGGCTCATCCGCCCAGTGGCCGCCGTTCAACCAGGTGGTCGGGACCTTCGTGAATTTCGGATCGTCACCGGCTCGGGCCTCGGCGTAGCGCCGGGCGCCGGCGATCAGCTCCTCGATCGTGGCGGATCGGTTCTTGAGCACCCGGTCGAAGGCCTTCCGGGCTGCGATCTTTCCATCGCGCCGCGGGTAGGCCTGCCACCACTCGTCGAAGGGTGTGGGGGTAGGGGGAGACTCTTCCCTGTTTCCTTTCCCTGTATCTTTCCCTGAGTTGGGTGCACCGCCGTGCACCGGGGGGAGTGCATCACCGTGCACCGGGGGAGTGTCGTTTCGTGCACCGGGGGGAGTGCATGGCGGTGCACCGGGGGGGAGTGCATCGTCGTGCACTGGGGGGGCCTTATCGAGGCGTCCGAAGTTGATCCGGAAAGCGTTCGTGACGAAGCCTCGCGCGGCGGTCGGGTCGCCACCCTTCACACGCAGCACGGATAGCCAGTCGCGGCTTTCGAGCTCTTGCACTGCGTTGATCATTGCTCGGCGCTTCAGCGCGATGCCATCCGCCAGGGTCTGGTAGGAGGGCGAGCAACGTCCGGTCTGCGAGCTGTGGTGATAAAGCAGGCGCGCCGCGACGAGCTTCGCAGTCTGGGACAGATCCGCGTCGGCTATGATCGCCTGCAGCAGCTGCCATTTCTGGAGGAGCGTCACGGCCGCCATGCGTCAGGCCCCCCGCATCATGCAGTCGACCGTGAAGAGCTCGTCAGCGATCTCCAGGGCGCGCAGCACCTCCTCGTCAGTGCAGTCGGGCCATGTCTCGTGCGCCCAGTGCAGGTAACCAGTCGTACCCATCGGCGTGGGCGGGTGCTCGACCAGGACGCGAGCGATGATGGGGGCAAGGTCTCGGCGATTCATGCCGACCCCTCCACGCCCGGGACCAGGATGGCGACCGGCATCCCAGGCCGCCCCATTACCCGCAGCACCTCAATCCACTCCGCCACCCGGTGCGGCCGCGTCTCGATGATCGCTACGGGTTCGCGGCGCTCAACTGCCCAGGCCGAGGTTCGCCAGTAGACCGCCGCCTCCGGCGGCCCGGCGACGATCGCCGCGGCGGTGCAAGTCGGGATGAAGGCGCGGAGCGAAGCCGCATCGAAGCCGGCGGGCCCGAGGGCGGTGGCGAGATCGTCGCCGATCAGTGTGATGTGCGGCGGCTCGATCGGTACAGAAAAGGGCGCCAAACCCTGGATTGCCATGAACAACCCCATGGCCTCGTCGCGGACGGCTTTGATGAGCGGACGCCAGTGCGGCGCGCGCTCGGTTGCTTGGGCAAGGGCGTGCTCGAGCAGCTCGCGCCCGGCCCCGGTGTAGGACACGTGCATGTCACCGGCTCCGATGTTCGGGGGCGCGGCGGATATCCACCGGGCGATTGATCGCGGCGCAGCTCGCCAGCTCGCGGAGGCCGTCGAGAAGTGCGGGCCCGTCAGCGCACGGACCCCAGGCGTCAGCAGCGGCGTTCATTGCTGGCCGTCCCGCGGGCCAAGCCCGGCGAGCTGTGCGACGAGCGCTGCGACCTCGGGTCCGCAGCCCAGGCGGCGAGCCAATCTATGGACGGCGATGGGGGCGGGTGATATTTCGGTCCGGTCGCCGCGAAACGACATTCCCGAAGCCCGGTCGAGGTTGCCGCCTCGCCGGGTTTCTTGTTGAGAGGCCATGGTTCAGGCGGCCTCCGTCTTCTCGGCCTGGCGGGCTTCGAAGGCCTGAAGATCGGCCTCCTTCCAGTAGCGCCGGCTGCAAATCATGAGCGGCCGCGGGAAGCCGAGGCGTTCGTCCTTCAGCCAGCGCCAGATCATCATGTCCGAGCAGTTGCCGTAGCGCTCACGTACCTGACGGCTCGTCAGATAGATGCTTGGATTGCTCATCGTCACATCTCCTAAGGCGCAATAACTCTTGCGCCGCGAAGCCAAGTTGCTCGCAAGCGGGTGTGATCGTCAGCCGGGAATGGTCGGAAATGGTCGGGAATTAACTCGGTGGCTTGTTCGTTTTGAATGCCAAGTACAGCGGGCCTAGATGCTCTTTGGCCTGGGTCTCGCCTGGAGCGTCCTCGCCAAACCATTCGAGCACGTGGCGCACTAAATCAGCCTGCCCTCTTGGGACGCCGTTATCGTGCATCATCCAGCGCGCGCCCTCGATGAGCGCCTTCTCCCAGTCAAAATCACCTCTTCGACCTGCGGCAGCTTTCCTCTTTGACGCAACGTTTGGCACTTCGGCGGCGGTCAGCTGTTTAGCTGGCCAAAGACGCGCTACGCTTGCGCTTTCAACCTCGATACCAATGGCTTTGACTTCCTGCTGGGGCGGGTCCCAGACCCGGCCTTTGGAAAGGTCGCGATACTCACCGATCAGGGAGGCCTCGTCGGATTCCCACGCTATTGTCGCCCAATCCCAAAACACAGGGAATCTGGCCGGAGGAAGTTCCGCGCCCCAGATCCGGGCCTGTTCACTTGGGTGATCCCAGTACTCTCTAGCTATGGCGATCAATTTACGAGAGTGCAGCGCAGAACGAAGTTGGGCGGCTGCGAGCGCATTGTCTTCAACAACAGCAGCGACGTGGGACAGCGCATCCCGAAGTGGCATCCAGAACTGAGACACAACTACCCTTCAGCCAAACCTGGATAGGCAATTTTTGCCACCCGCCCCGCCCACGCCTCCAGCGCAGCCAACTTCTCGTCGACGTAGGCATACTTGTTATAGACGGCGGCCACGCCGCTCACGGCCCCACTGGCGTGATTCAGGACCGCCTCAGTGACGTGGATCGGCTGACGTAGCCGGGCCATGCCCGTGCTGGCCGTCCGGCGCAGATCGTGGAGGCGCCAAGGCACGAGCTCGACACCATCGGGATCGCGACCCGCGTCGACGGCCTCTTGCCGGGCTATCGCCAGCATGGCGGTATCGAGCTTCACTTTGTTCTTCGCGAAATTGCTGGACGGAGCTGCTCCGTCGGTGGTCAGGACGAAGCCGGCCCGGCCGGCAATGCGCGGCACAGCTGCGAGGATCGCGCGGGCAGGGGAGGGGAGCGGCACCAGGTGCTCGCGGCTGTTCTTCGTCCGCGCGGCTGACAGCGTCCACACCCCGTTCGCATCGATCTCGGCCCAGGTTATGCGGGCGACCTCGTCGCGGCGCTGGGCGGTCAGGAGCAAGAGCTGGACGAGTGTGCCGAACGGGTAGCCGACTCGGTCCGCGGCCAGCCACACGAAGCGCACCTCGGCATCGCTGAGCACACGGTCCCGGCTCGCCTCGGCCAACGGTGGCTTGAGCCGGAGGAACGGTGTGGTCTCAATGACCTCCCGCTCCAGTGCCCAGTTGAACAGGGCGCGGGCCGCCGAGAACACGCGGTTGGCTCCCACGCCCATGCCGCCATCGGTCAGCGCGTCCGTGAGAGCTATGGCGTCCTTCCGGGTGATCTCACCGATGCGGCGGTCACCCCAGCGGGCGATGACATGGTTACGCAGCAGAGCCTCGGCCTCGGCGGCGTAGCGGGGCTTGCTGTTCGGCTTGAGATGTCGCTCGACGTACTCCGCGGCGATCGCGCGGACGGTGTCTCGCTCAGCCGCCAGTGCGGCTTCCACGGAGGCCTTCTTCTCAAGGACCGGATCTCGACCGCGCGCTGCCATTTGCAGCGCCTCCCGGGCGGCCGCGCGCGCGGATCCCAGATCGAACAGCGGGTAGGGACCGATCGTGAACTTCCGGGTCTTGCCGCCGAAGCGGTAGCGCACCGCCCAGGACTTCGCGCCGCTCGGCTGCACGACGAGATAAAAGCCGGGCAGGGCGGCATCGGGGATCTCGACCCGGCCCGCTGGCTGCGGCTTGTGGCGTTCAACACTCTGCATGGTCAGAACCTTTGCGACCACCAGACTTTGCCCTCCGGGTAACAGCAGGGTATCACGAAACGCCCGTTAAGGAGCGTCCGAGGCTGTTAGTCATTGTGGGGGTGTCTGGCGCAAAAGCCAAGCGATGACAGTGCTTTGGGATCGAAATTCTGTCCGGGACTGTTCGGTACTGTTATCCCGGTCGACCAGACTACGAATCTGGGGGTCAGAGGTTCGAATCCTTTCGGGCGCGCCATTTCCGTCCAAAACTGCGAACCACGGGCATAGCTCCGGTTTGGTTCATAGCCACCGCTTGCTCCAAGCTGCTCCTGTCGCCGACGATGCGGATCACTGAGTCGTCCACCTCGATGCGATCGACGATCGCCTGAAGCCATGCCTTGCGGAATGGTATCTCGCCGGCCGTGACGTTCTCGCGCATCAGCCGCCCGAACTGCTCGATCAATTCCGGAGCAAGCACCGCCGGCGGCTGTTGTGCGACGCGGATGCGGTCGAGAGCCGTGCGCGCCCGGTCGCGGTCGAGCTTCAAGCCGGCAAGGCGATCGCGCAGGATGTCGTCGAGTTCGGTGAGGCCTTCTTCGATCAGGCCGTAAAGCCGGTTGAGCTTGTCCTCGGAGGTTCGCACCTCCGCCTGCAGCGCGGTGACCCGCCCGTCGACCTCCGCCGACTTCTGCGCTCTGCCGGCCCATAGCATAGCCAGCGTGGCCGTGAGCCGATCCGGCTGGAGAAGCCGCTCGATGAGGTTGTCGACAACCAGCGCGTCGAGCGCGTCCATGCGGATCGCCCGACCCTTGCAGGCGGTCTTTCCCATCCGCCCGCTGGTCGAGCAAGAATAGTAGCGGTGTACGTCGCCCGAGCGCGATGTGCCGGTACGCAACGTCATCGGACCGCCGCACGTGGCGCAGGTGGCGAGCCCGGTAAGGAGGATCGGACCGGTCACCACGCGCGGCGCCGTCACCCGCGGATCGCGCGCCTGCAGTGTCGCCGACACCGCATCGAACGTGGAGCGGTCGATGATCGCAGGTACCGTGATGGCAATCTGCTCGGCCTTCGGTTTCTCACATAGGGTCTTAGCTCGACTTTGGCCAATTAGGCGGCTTGGCAGAGAGCGTAGGCCCAGGGTGGCGGCAGACGGAACCGAGGTTTCCTGCGGTCGCGTTTGCGACGTGACGTCGATAAACCCTCCTCGCGCCAGATC